GACGATCGCCTCATCGTGCAGGTTGTAAAACGTCAGCTCGCGCGCAAAATAGAACGCATTGCGCGGGCACTGCGGGTCTTCTTTGACGGCCATGCGCAAGAGCGGCAGGTATTGCCCGCGCGACTTCGTGCTGTCGGGATGGTGCGATACCAAGAGCTTCTCGGTGCGCGCATAAACCTCCGCGATGCGACCGTCGGGCTTTGGGTACTCGTGCACCGGATGGTGCCAGCGGTAACCGTGCCGGCGGTGGATTTTCTGGTAGCGAAATTTGATGCCGCAGCCCCAATCGAAAAAGTACTCAAGCCGCGTGGTCTCGGGCTGCCACACGCGTTCGATTTCTGCGCGCCAGCCCTCTTCAAGCACCTCGTCCAGATCCAGCGAAATGCAGACATCGACGTCGGCGGGCAGAAGACACATTGCGGTGTCGCGCGCCATGTCAAATCGCCAGGGCTGCACGCTAATCTCGGCCACGTCCACGCTGCACTGCCGCGCAAGGTCCACCGTGTCGTCGGTGGATCCAGTGTCGGCGATCAACACAAGGTCTGCGTCCTCGGCGCTTTGCGCAAAGCGGCGCACGAACTTGCCTTCGTTTTTGCTGATCGCGTAGACTGCAATTTTGAGGCGCCGGTACACAAAGACGCCGATCTCGTTTTCGAGGTGCTGCTGCCAAGGCGCTCCAAAAGCGTCCACAAACGTTTCGACGCTCCAGTTGTCGGTGATGTGCTCCTCCGAAGGGTTGCCGTTGTAGGGTCCTTGCGGGTAATGGCCGATGGGGATGCTCACAATCACGTATTTGCTCAGCGCGCGCGCGGTTGCGAGCAAGTTTTGCGCATCTGCAGCGGGCATGTGCTCCAGCACGTCGCCGAAGATGATGAGGTCGCAGCGCTTGAACGCAAAGGCTCGCGCATCGGCGCAGACGACTGCGTCGTACTTTTGCTCCAGCGCGAACTGCGCGATGTTAGGCTGCCAGATCTCAATTGCAGTCCAGTGCTGGCCGGCTTGCTTGTACTGTGCGTAATGGCCCGCGCCAGCCCCGACATCGTAGACGCGCTGCGGAGCGATGCGCTTAATCAGATCAGCAATATAGGCTTTGCCTGAGGCGCTGCTTTGTGGCATAACTTGCGTCCTTTAAGCGTTTTGCGCGACAGCAACCCAAGTTTGTGCGTCCTCATCCCAGGCGTGCATGCCTTCGGGCATCGCTACAGGAGGCACCCACTGGCAAGTGTCGGGGTCCAAGTTCCAGCTTTCGAATGGTCGCGGCGGCACAAACCCGTCTATTGGAGGCGGCATGTAGGAATAGCCAATGCCCGCGTAGTTCTTCCTGATATTGCCGTTGTAGCTCGTCTGCTTCCAAGTGCCACCAAGAATCTTTTCAAGATGCGCTGCGCCGATATGCTCTTTCTCAACGCCAAAGGCGTCTGCCGTGTCTTTGTTGTTGACCACCACTACTTGCGTGACAATGTTGTTTTCGTCAAGTTTTGCAAAGTGAGCCATCACGCCTCCAGCTTTAATCCCGTTAAGTCCATTTCTTCCCCGACGACACCGACAGGGAAGGTGTTAAACGATAGTGAGATTCTTGTGTCATTGCCTGAGATTTCAGGAACCATGTGCGTCAGTGACGATGGGAACAGAATCAGCTTACCGACAGTCGCTTCAAACCACCAGCTTTCAGAGTTGTAGGGGTTCCATGTTTCAGGCGGGAACTTGATCTGCTGCCAACCATCACGGTAGAAGTAAATCCTGTCGTTCGCATTAGTTTGAACGTAGAACACACCTGAGATGTAGCTATTGGGATGTGCGTGTTTGTGGTGATATTGGCCAGGTTCTGAGTAGTTGCACCAGCTTTGAGTGACTCTTAGGCTTACGTTGTGCTTAGGATTGACTGTGCTTTTGAAGTAATCCGATGCCGCATCTTCTATAAACGAACGAAGCGAGGTCAGCGCTGGGTCACGCAGTACACAGTTGTTCGTGCTTGTGGCGTTACCCATGTTGGGTCTTGTCGGCAACTCACGGATAAAGAGCAACTCCTCATCAGACAAGGACCTGCCAAGCTCTGCAAAGCCTACAGGGATAGGAAAAAGATTATGCAACTGCACGTTCAAATTCCTCTTTCCCTATGCCCATCTCTTTCAGTTGTTCGTCGGTGTAGATCGTAGCAATGCTGTCCTCAAACTCTCTGATCTTGTCAATGACCCAATACACTTCTTGAATGCTTGGGCATGGTCGTGGATCATCCCACCGTGTAAAGACGTTGTTTGATATTTCCCACTTGGCACCAGGGCGTAGTAAGTGCATGGCTGTATCAATGCCTAGGAACTTGTAGATTTTTGTAGTCATGTTATTAATTGATTTTGATGATTACGATACCGGAGCCGCCTCCGCCTCCTGTTCCAGAACCAGGTGCTCCAGGATAATATCCGCCTCCGCCTCCGCCTCCAGTATTTATTAATCCCGAAGATCCAGTTACGGAAGGAGACAAAGCGCCTGCACCGCCGCCTCCAACCCCACCAGGTGAATATCCGCCACCAGCTCCTCCTCCTGAATATGGTACAGAAGAACCTGTTATTGTAGAAGTCGTTCCATTTCCAGCTACTCCATGTCCACCAGTTCCTGTAGAAGCATCGGATCCTCCCCCACCACCCCCATAAACTGCGCCATGATTACCTCCATTACGTCCTTGCTGTGTATTAGCTGGTGCACCGTTTCCTCCATCAGAACTAAATGAAGGAGTATTGCCAGACCCAGCAGGTGCACCGCCTCCGCCTGACCCACCTGACCCACCAGTTCCTGTTACTGAACCTCCCCCGCCACCATTAGAGGTAATAGTAGAAAAAACTGAATTACCACCAGTAGTGCCAGTAGCATTACCGGTAACTCCTGCTCCGCCTCCACCAACAGTGATTGTGTAGTCAGTCCCTGCCGTTACACTTAATCCAGTTCCTGTTCTAAAACCTCCTGCTCCGCCTCCTCCAGCATAGTTTATACCAGCTTGTCCTCCGCCACCTCCTCCCCCGCCAGCAACCACAAGATAGTCAACGCTGGTTACACCTGTCGGGCAGGTCCAAGTGGTAGTGCCTTTGAACGTAAATACAGTTTGTACGGGCACGGTGTATTTGAGGATAACAATGCCGGAGCCGCCTGCAGAACCTGGGCCACCAGAACCACTAGTTTGACCACCGCCGCCGCCACCTCCGCCGGTATTAGCAGTTGCGCCCGTTGGCGTTCCATTTCCTTTTTGACCAGCAGCACCACCGCCTGCACCACCTGTGCCTGCAACCGTTGTTGGTCCAGATACAACACCACCCCCACCACCGCCTGCGTAAGTTACCGACGAACCACTAATAGATGACGCTGTTCCTGCACCACCATTACCACCATTTGTAGTTGTGCTGTTACCACCAGAAGCAGAAGCGCCTCCCCCGCCTCCCCCGCCAAAACTTGGGCCTGCACCGTCTGCCCCGTTGCCACCGTTATTCCCCTGGCTTGCGCTGATGGTTCCTGCGGTTCCGCTTAAAGCCCCAGTGATTGTTGTACTAGAAACGGTTTGACTTGCGCTTACAGTATAAGTACCGGCACCTCCCGTTCCTGTGCCATAAGCGGTTATTGTTGTTCCGGCTGTAACCCCAGTTCCTGTAAGAATCATTCCGACAAGAAATGTATTGGTTACTGCACCGCCAACGGTTAGCGTAGTTGCTGAAATGGATGAAGCAGTGCCGGATGCCGAAGGATTACCAGCACCACCTAAACCAGGGCTTGTTCTACCGCCGCCGCCAGAACCGCCCGCTGCACCATTAACCCCGCTATCACCACCACCATAACCACCTTTTGTTGATGTTATAGTTGAAAATATAGAATCGCTACCATTTGTATCTTTGGCACCTCCACTACCTACTGTTACGGTATAATCAGTTCCGGCGGTTACAGATAATCCTGTTCCAGTTCTAAATCCACCAGCACCACCACCCCCGCCAACATAACCAGCAGCACCATCACCACCCCCACCCCCACCAGCCACAACCAAATACTCAACCTCTGTAACACCAGTAGGGCATGTCCAAGTTGACGTAGCGGTAAAGGTTTGGACAATACCGTAGTTCAATACAGGCCAAATCCCCAGCCTCCGAGCAATCATCTGCTCCATCAGTGACCAAACACCTTTGGCTGAAGATGTTGTGGGTATATTTGCGGGGCCAATAATCCCGCCGTTACCTCTCGGCATGGCAACTCCTAGCTGATGTCTTCGTAGCTGCAAACAATTTTCAAATCGCTTGCTGTGCTAGCCTCAGCACCTAACGAGGTGTTTTCTTCTAAATAAATATAAGCATCTTTATCAACTACCACCAGCGTTGCATCAGCAGGAACAACCACCGTCGAGCAAAGCTGTGTAGCCGTCCCTCCTAAAGCAGCAGCAGAATAGTAGTTGATTGTGATCCCAGCGTTGGTTGTTCCATCCACGTTTGCCACGTACAGAGAATTAACTTTCAAAACTTTACCTGAAGAAGCAGCGTTGCTAAGGATTGACGTAGCCGAAGTTGTAGTCAAATTAACTGTTACCGATTTACCTGTGATAGTTGTCGGGGAAAGTAGATTGGGTGCGGCCATAGTAGTTCCTATCCAAAAATAAGTGCAGCAGTGAGTGCATTAAAAGCGCCGCCACCACCCCCGCCACCGGGCCCCGTGGGTCCTGTCGGTCCAGCATTGCCTTGAGCGCCGGTAGCGCCCGTGGCGCCTGGTGCTCCAATTGGTCCGGGCACAGTTGACGCAGGTCCGGTAGGTCCGCTGTCGCCTTGCGCGCCAGTTGCCCCTGTTGAGCCCGTAGGCCCTGGCACAACAGACACTGGGCCTGTTGGTCCTGCATTGCCCGTTGGCCCCGTTGGGCCGACACCTGTCGGACCCGTTGGTCCCGGTGTTGTTGACGCAGCCCCGGTCGGCCCTGTTGGGCCGGCGCCCGTCGGTCCCGTGGGTCCTGGCACTGTGGATGCATCCCCGGTCGGCCCTGTTGGGCCGGCGCCCGTCGGTCCCGTGGGTCCTGGCACTGTGGATGCATCCCCGGTCGGCCCCGTTGGGCCGACGCCCGTCGGTCCCGTGGGTCCTGGCACTGTGGACGCAGCCCCGGTCGGCCCTGTTGGACCCACGCCACCTGCGCCCGAAGACGCGGCCGTAAGGCGACCTTGCGCGTCAACCGTCAGGGTTGTATTTGTGTAGGTGCCTGCAGTAACGGCAGTATTTGCAAGATTAAGCGTGCGAGACAATTCAAGACTACCACCGCCCTGCAGCCCGGTGCCCGCGATGATCGAGACATTTGCATCAGTTAAGATTATCCAACTGCCGCCATGCGCAAAATAAAGCTTTCCGGTGTCGTGCGCGTGAGCGACTGCGCCGTGATACGTCGACGCCGACGGAAAATTAGCAACTGCGTCAAAGTAAAACGGAATAATCGAGGCGGCTTGCGGCGCAACGATGGCGCCTGCGTCTGTAATCGTAACGCCGGAATTTTGGATCAGTTTGCCGGTTGTCTGATCAAAACGCGCGATTGCGTTATCGGTCGCCGACGCGGGTCCTACCACATCGCCTGAGCCACCGCCGCCCGAGCCGGTAGGTCCTGTCGGGCCGGGTATGCCCTGCGCGCCAGTTGCCCCAACTTGCCCCTGAGCGCCTGTTGGTCCAGGGACGCTCGATGCAGCCCCGGTTGGGCCAGTTGGCCCACTTCCAGCCCCAGTTGGTCCAACCTGCCCCTGAGCGCCAGTTGGTCCAACTTGCCCTGCATCTCCTGTTGGTCCTATATTACCTTGCGCTCCAGTTGGGCCGGGTATGCCCTGCGCGCCAGTTGCCCCAACTTGCCCCTGAGCGCCTGTCGCTCCAACTTGCCCTTGCGCGCCGGTTGGCCCAGGCACTGTCGACGCAGCTCCCGTCGGCCCTGCCGATCCTGTGGCGCCGGTCGGCCCAACAATAGGCCCGACGTTGACCCACGCGCTGCCGTTCCAGGTGAAAGCTGCGCTCGTCATGGCGCAAGCACAATGTAAGTGTTGCCAGGTTGATTGCCAACCATCGGCAATTGTGCAGGCGTGGCAACAACACCCACCACTTGCAGACCCGTCCCCGCAGCGCCCGTTGGGCCGGCATTGCCCTGTGCGCCTGCAGTCCCTGCTGGGCCTGTCGGCCCAATGACGCCGCGGTCAATGACCAGTGTAATGTTACTCAATTCGTCACTCCGTCGCTACGCACCAAGAAAAGCAAAAAAACGATCAGATCTTCGGCGGGCGTGCTGCCCGCAGCAGGCAATGCGATTTTGACGTTGCCCGAAAACCCAACGCAGTTGCTTGCGTTGATGTCAAGTTGCGCATCGGCAGCGGCGACCGACCATGCGGACTCGTCAATTACGAGCGTAAAAGTGCCGGTCGCCAGTTGCTGGTTTGTAATGGTTAAATTGACAGGCGAAGGCGGGGGCGAATAGTCCGCGATGTCAAACGTTAGCCCGTAGCGACTGTCGCGCACGTTCGAGAGTTGCCGCCGCAGGATCTGCGATGTGATCGTTGCACCCGTCAAGTCGCGCGGCGTCCCGTCGCTGTTGTTGAGCGTCAGGTTGTAGTAGGTGCGCTGGTTGTAGACCAGTTCGCCCGCGATGATCTGGTTGTCAAACCCGCTGATCTGCGTCAGCGTGTTTTTGTTAAAAATTGCCACGTGCCCTCCGCTTGGCCTACTTGCTCATACCGGCGGCGCGGTACACCGCGCACACCGTAGCGGTGATGCTTGCAATGCGCACAGTGTAGCGCAACATTTATTTTTCGGCGAGCGCCTGCTGCAAGGCCGCAACACGCGCCTCAAGCTCTTGCACAGCGCGCACAAGGATCGGAATGTAGCTTGCGTAATGGATTGTGTCGTGTCCGACGATGCCTGCGGACTCGGCGCGCGGATCGTGCATAACGAGCGTCGTATCAAGGTCCACCAGCGGCCGCACCTCGTCGCTTACAAACCCAAAACACCTCAGCGCGGGATCTTGACGCAGGCGAAAAGTAACTGGGTTAAGCGCTTTGACCAGATCCAAACCGTAGTCGATTGGCGCAATGTCTTGCTTTATGCGCCGGTCCGATGGCGATACTGTAGACACTTTCCAAATTAACTGATGAGCAGAGTTTCTGAAAACGTGCACGTACGCACCGGGGTAGTCGGTAATAACGCTTCCTTGCAAGGCAATTGCTCCGTTTGTATCCGGTGTAACGAATAACTGGTCATTGCCATAAACTTTTTGCGGCAACGTTACAAACGTGCCGTCGCCTCGCAAAAATGTAGTTGTGTTATTCGGAAAAGCAGAGAATGTGACGTTGCCGTAGCGGATCGCTCCTGAGACCACATTGACGGCATAGCTTGCATCGCAGAGCCTTACTTCGTGGCCTGATGGATTCGTAAACGAGCCCGCTGCAATGGTGGTCGCGGTGCGATGTCCCAGCGAGCCTTGAAAAATTTGAGAAGAGTCGTTGGCGACAAAACCGCTTACCCCTTTTCGGTCTTGCACGCCGAAAATAGTGGTCCATCGGCACATTTGCCCGCCCAACAATAAGTTGGTTGTTTGCATGTCAATGCCGATGGCAATATTGCCTGCCCCGCTTGTATAGGGCACAAAATTTGGCAATCTTGCGTTGACAGCATACGCGTAGGGTACTGCGCCAAAGCCCTGGAAAAGTTTAGGAGTCAAATTAAGGACCGCGTCGGTCTCGCCGCCCGTGCCGCCAAAAAACCCTAAAACTTCATTTGCACTGTTGTAGACAATGACTTTGTTTGTTGAGGCTTTGTTGATTTCAATGCGCTGCGCGCCAGAAAGGCCCGTGACAACCTCGCCGCGCAGGTACGCAGCGTTTGCAAAAAGGTTGCCGCTGGGCTGATCGAGATACCAACCTGCAGTGCCAAAGCTCGCCGTGGTGGGTGGCGTTGGCCCGTTGTAGTTGTCGCTGCGGATGCTCTGAAAAATCGACGCTGCGATGGGACCGGTCCACGCGGTTGAGTTGGCGCCTACACCGTCGACTGCCACTGCGTTAGCGTTGAACCGTCCCTGCAAGTACCACAACACCTGGCCGATTGTTACGGCTGGCACCGTTGCGCTCCAACCTGCAGGCACTGCAGAGCCTGCGGTAGGCGTCGTAAAAGTTGGCGCCGCTGCATTTTGTGCTTGGACTTTATAACAGGTAAGCGCGGCAATCCCAATCAAACCCGCAGTGCCTTGCCCGCCTGTCGCGCCCTGTGCCCCCGTAGCGCCGGTCGCTCCTGTAGTGCCGGTGGCCCCCTTGGCGCCCGTGCTGCCTGTGCTGCCGGTCGACCCCGTTGGACCCACGCCCCCCGTAGCGCCAGTCGGTCCGGCAGGCGTAATGGGCAACCAGTTTAGCGCAGTGCTGGAAGCGCTCCGCACCGCGCCGAGGTCGTTGCCGGCAAGAAACGTTAAATAATAGGTTGCTGGCGCAAGCACAAGGTTTTTAAACGTGAAGGTTGCGGCGTTGGTAAACGTTTGACCTCCAATCAATTCTTCTGTCGACCATAATTTATAGTCGGTATCAGCAGGCACTGCAACCGTGGTGTAGTACAACGACAAATACGTTACGCGACCCGTAGACGGCACCGTGCAAATTACGTCAAAGGTCGGTGGCTGCTGCGCTGCCTGGGTATTTGTGACCGTCGGCGCATTGGCGGCTGAAATAAATCCAGCAGCGGTCAACTGACTGTTGGGCGCCGGCGCAAACGCGGTAATGCTTGCGTCGTCATAAACTTGCGCGTTGTACTCGTTGAGTTCAAGTTTTGCGCCCAGGTTGCCATCCGGCAGACTTGCTTCGGACACCCGCATTACGCGAAAGAGCTTTGCGGCAAACCCAAAATCCGCATTGGTCAAACTGATGACGTCGCCCGCGTCGACCTGGATGGCCGTGTAAGCGGCGGTGATGGACACAACCAAGTCTTCGCGCGCTTGCTCAAGTCTTCGGTTGGCAAGGTACTGCGCCTGCACCGAATCGTTGACTAAGTCAAATCTCTGCGTCGCCTTGTTGTCGGGTTCGTTCGCGTAGCGCAGAGCTTGTGGCGTGGCAAGCGTCACAAGGTTGATTTGGTCGCGGTTGAGTTTGTCGGGAAACTCTACCTGAATCTGGTTAATCTGCTGGTTAAGATCTACCGTGGTGACGTTGATCGCCCCAATAACGTTCGTGTCGTTAAACGTAAAAGTCGAAGCCGTGTCGCGGTTGATCACGATCGACCACTGTCCGGTCGCCGCTTGATAAGCCATCCACGAGTCGCAGGCATCCAGGATTTTTTGCACGTTGTCGAGCACAGGTTGCCCGGTGTCTAGCACTCCGTTGATGCGGTAGCGCGGCTGACTTTGCGCCGCACCGCCGCCGGCAGGCGTAAACGTGATGTTGGCGTCGCTGTAGACGTTCAAGGCTGTTGCGCTTGCAGCGTCGATCAACGATCCCATGCCGGCTCCGTACCGGCTATCGGACATGTAGTCGGCCCACACGTCGCCCGGCTTTGCTCCCTGACCGGCCAATCCTCCGCGCGGAAAATGCACGCAATTAAACGTAATCGGCAGCAAATGCGTCGTGTTCGCGTCGCGGTTGTAATGAAGCTTGACAATCGCAAACGCAAGCCCGTTCATTTGTCTGCCCGATGCGGGCCAGCGTAGCGCTGCAGGCAAATCCGCGCCGCCCATAAACACCGTCGGCGCTGGTCCATTGATCGCTGTAATCGCGCCTGCGTTAGTCGACTTGTAAAGCGCAATAAAAAGTTTACCGTCAATCTTTGTGTCCACGTTACCTGCGCCATCGGTAAGCGCCACAACGCGCGTCAGATCGCCAGTGGTGGCAAACGTGACAAGCCGATCACCGTAATAAAACTTGGTGCTGTCAAAGGCAAAAGCAGCGTCTTGGTGGCTTGAAATCGACGTGACCGCAAGCACGTAGTACATCGTTTTATTGTCTGTCGTCAGCGCCGCATCAACAAAAGTGCCTCCAAGCCAAGCGTTTCCGTAGACGACCGGGATGCTGTTGTTGCTTGCGGGCGGCATTTGCTGGCGAGCGCCGGAATCTTGTGTTTTTGGCGGTTTTGCTCCGAAAGCACGGGAGACCAGCGTTGTTATCGTAAAATTAATCGCAAACGTCGCAATCGCGAGGCCTGTCGAGCCAAGATATGCGGCCGCCCCTATGATACCGCCCTCAAAAATTGCGGCTAAGACAATGCTGGCTGGCATGCTTCCCTCATCAGCGTTTCGTGCATAGCGCGGTAACCGTAGCGCTCGACATTGAGGTTTTGCTGGCGCGCGCACGACACCAACGCAACGCGGCCGGACTGCAACAACTCTTGTGCGCGTCGGTTGAATTCGAGCCACAATC